GTGCCATTACCGAATGAAAAGGGCTATTATCCTTATAAACATCGGAATGTAAGAAGTGCTTATCATAGTTTTAAACGTTATATGGATTATCTATTTACCTATGAAAAGCATGGCGATTTAAATATCGAAAAAACGACAAATAGACTTGAAAACTTATTTGGGCAACTAAAGGAAAAATTATCGCATCATACAGGATTAATGAAAAAAACATAAGATTATGTTTATAAAGGATTTTTTAAATAAAAAGAGTTGCTAAGAATAATTAAAATATTCATTAGCAACCACTTTGTCATATAGGCGTAGTTTTCACGAAATTAGCAACTATTTTGTCTACTATGCCCTTTTTATAGATAGACATTAGAAACCAATGGTTCTACCATCTGGATTTCTCGGATCAGAGTAGCCATAAAATCCATCTTCTCTCGCTTGGATAATCTGAATTCTTCCCATAGGAGCTTTGACATTAATTTTATGACCTTTTTGCTCCAAGAGTTTGAGGGTATCAGGACTAATTCCTTCCTCAATGCGTAACTCATCAGGTAACCATTGATGGTGTACGCGAGGAGTTACAATCGCTTCAGCTGGGTTCATTCCATGATCAACGGTGTTTAAAATACTTTGTAACACCGTGGTAATGATACGAGCACCGCCAGGGCTACCAGTCACTAACCATGGTTTATCCTCTTTCAGAACTAAGGTTGGTGTCATAGAAGAAAGTGGGCGTTTTTTTCCTTCGACAGCATTGGCATCTCCACCAATTAAACCAAAGGCATTGGCAACACCAGGTTTAGCCGAGAAGTCATCCATTTCATTATTCAGAAGAATTCCTGTTCCTTCGGCAACAATACCACTACCGAAATTGAGATTTAACGTATAAGTGACTGCTACAGCATTACCTTCTTTATCCATCACGGAATAATGGGTGGTTTGATCACTCTCGTAAGATTGTGGTTGTCCTGGTTTGATATCAGATGCTGGGCGTGCTTTTTCTTCATCAATACCTTGGATGAGTGATTTTGCATATTCTTTAGAGGTTAACCCTTTCGCAGGAACTTTTACAAAATCTGGGTCACCTAAATATTCAGAGCGATCGGCATAAGCCAATTTCATTGTTTCAGCGAGATGGTGAATCGTTTTGGCGCTATTAGAACCAAATTCATTTAATGGGTAGTTTTCTAACATATTGAGGATTTGTACTAAGTGAATCCCACCTGAGCTTGGCGGTGGCATTGTCACAATTTTGTATCCTCGATATTCACCAGTAATCGGTTTACGTTCGACGGCTTGATAACCTTTCATGTCATCTAAGGTGATCAATCCATTATGTTTCTCCATCTCAGCAACAATCTTTTTCGCAATGTCGCCTTCATAGAATCTAACTGATTGAGTAAATGCGTAAACATTTGCGAAGTATTCGCCGTGCCTCGGTCAAACATTAAGATTTTCGGCACACCATAAAATGGCTCGGATTTATGGGCTTTCGGCTGAATGGCATTGATAAAACACTGGCTCACGTTTTCCGCTGTTTCACCCCCATAGACATATTCCACATAAATCACACCGCTTGCGTGGTCGGTAATCACATATCGCCACACCCGTTGCGGTTCAACTTTAGCCACATTGGCAGGCTTATTTTTGTAAAACTCTTCTTGCTCCATAATGCACAACCCATTGCCTTTGCCCGTTTCCTTTAAGTAATACAACACACATAAAGACGGGTCGATTTGCCAAACGTGGTTCGGGTGTCGGCTTTGCATTTGTACCACAGGGGCAGGACGTAATAACTGGTCGGGGTGCATATTGGCATTGCGTAACGCACGCTCCACACTGGTGGCGGAATAAGGGCGAATTTCCCCTGTTTGACAATCCAAGAACTCCGCTTTTACTTTATGGTTAGCTCGTAAAATATCTAACACTCGTTCCAGCGTTGCCATTGTTTTGCCGTTTTTACGCCGTAGCTGTAACCAAGCCGCACTAATCACTTCAAGTTCTGCATTATCCATTTGGTGCTTCCCCTTATCCGACCGCACTTTGCGACCGCTTGCAGGGCGGTAAGGCTTAATTTGACGCAAGAAAGTCGCTCGGCTTAGCCCTGTTTTGTTGCAACCTTCTTCAATAATTTTCTCCTTCTCGCCAAAGCCTGCTTTCTCCACACACTCGGCATATTGGGCGAGAACGCTCGGTAGTATTGCCATTGCATCTATCCTTACTCCGCATCATCTCTTGCCCATTCAGGCAAATCTGAACCACTTGGGCTATCATCAAGCTGGAAATGTTGCTGAAGCTCACTCAAAATCAACTGATATTCCGCCAGCACACCACTCATAAATTGGCGATGGTCAATACCTGTTTCTGCTTGGTGGGCTTGCAAGGATTCAAAGGCTTGAAACACTTGCCCACGCAAAATGGCTTCGGCTTTATAGCTAATTCCTGCCGTTTCTTCGCGTAACACACCGCCACGCTGTTCAGGGGTTTGAGTTTCAATCAGTTTCTGTTTTTTTGCCAAATCCACATCAAGGCGGTTGATTTTTTCATCTTTATTGGCAAGCACTTTCGCCATCGCATCTTTATCTTCTCGCGCTTTACGCAACGCCTTACGCAATTCATCACGGGTCATTCGGTCAATTTCATCTAGCTTTAAACCTGCCACCGTGCCGCCTTCGGCGAGTTCTTTCAAATCGTCATCATCTTGCGTGACCAGCTCTAATAACTTCGATTTACCTAGCTGCACCAACTTCGGCGTGGTATCTTGCAAGCCTTCGCCGCAGAATTTCAGCGTGGCTTGCATAAATTTCTTAGCTGTATGGCGGCTCATCCCTAATTCATCTTCTACCGTCGTAATAAATTCGCCATGTGCCAAATGTTCTTTGAGAATAATTAATGCTCGCCCTAGTTCTAACATTTGCCCTGTAATCGCTTGTTGACAATGTTTAGCTCTATCAACGATGATTTTTTTATCAAAGACTTCGCCGTTACCCCATTTATCCATAATCGCCATACTGTGGCGTAGGTAAGTTTCGTTCGAAAGTGCGGTCGATTTTTCGGTTGTTTCTGTCATTTTTTATGATCCTTTTTCTATAATTTAATTCGTTCAAATGGGTCGCTGGCGACCCATTTAAAATGCCCCAGCATTCACTCGCTGATCCATTTCAGCCATTCGGGCTTGCATTTTTTCCGTATCACGCTGGTGGGTAACGGCAATCTGTAACATCTGAATACTTAAGGCAAAGCGTCCTGTTTCTTCCAGTTTCACCACCAACCCTTCCGCAATTAACGCCTGTAATGAACGTGTAATGTTCACAGGGCTTTCATTTAATCGGTCGGCTAATTCCTTATTGCTTAACCCTGTTAAGGTTCTGCCTTTCAAGGCTTTTAAAATCCGCAACGCACGCTGTGTACTGTTGATTTTCTCGCTCATTTTGTTTCTCCTTCCTCCGCCCAATCATAAGGTTCAAGCGGTTTAACCTGTTTTGCCTGCATACGTAAAATAAAATCAGGCACTAATTGATATTCTGCTTTGGGTTTAACGATATAGCCTTGGCGGTTTAAAAACGCCGTGGCGAATTTCACTAAAATTTGTTTCATCTTCTTTCTCCTATTCGTTTTACAAGCGGTGCTATTCCGCTATGGTTTTACAAAAAAACATCGCTTTAGGATCTACCAAATTGTTAAAGAGCAAGTAAGGTTTAAGCTGACTTACGCAGCGGCTTTTAAGCCAAGTTTCACGGCAATCTCGTGGGACTTGCCATAACTCGCTTTAATCGTGCCATTAAGTACACGAGATACGTGAGTTGGGTCATAGCCATTCTCCCTTGCCCATTGCGCAAAAGTTTCTCCTTTTGCCCTGAACATTGCCTTTACTTCACTCGGCGTTTTTACTGTTTGTTGCATTGGTTTTATGCTCCTTGTTGCGTTATAATTGATTAAATCTTTAATCAATCTTTTAACTACATTATGAGAACTTAAGTTCTCAAAGTCAAGGGTAAATTGTGAATAATAGTTCTCTTTTGTCTGTTCGATTAAAAAATGAACGAACCCGTTTAGGGCTGACACAGGCTGAAATAGCTAGTAAATGCAACGTTTCTCGTGAAATGTGGGGTAAATACGAACGAGGTATAGCTTTGGCAGGAAGTGAAGTTTTGTTCTCATTGGCTGAGATTGGTGTAGATATTGGGTATTTATTTTCAGGCGTTAGAACAATACCTTTAACCGAAACAGAAAATGCACTCCTTGAAGACTACCGAGAAAGCAACGAACAAGGCAAAGAAGCCATAGAGAAAACCGCAAAAGCCTTGGCGGCGACGGCGGCACTTACGGCTCGTCAAGCAGCGTAGATGATTTTATTAACACAACAGAAGGAAACCAAAATGAAAAAATTACTTGCACTTACATTATCTGTATTCGCATTAGTTGCTTGTGGAGATGAAAAACCAACACGAGAAACTGTAGTTGCAGAATTAAAATCTACGGGAGTAGAAATTAATGATGTTAGAACACTAGAACGTGATACTAAATCACCACTGCCAAATAGCTATGCTGTACGTTTTGCCTTTTCAACACCTGAGATAGCACCAAAGGGCGGTCAAGTGTTTATTTGTGATGAGAAAAAATTATGCGATCCACTTTATGTCTATTTTGATGCTTTAAAAGCATTCGGTGGTTCATATTACTACCAATCGCCAAAAGGTTTGGTCGTGCTACAACTTAACGAAAAAATGACACCCGAAACTGCTAAAAAATTAGAAAAAGCCCTTGCTAAATTTTAGGAGAATACTATGCAAGAATTCATTTTCAACGGTAAAAAATACTCTGTCAGCATAAGTTCTTATACCGGTGTAATGTCATCTGCTGGGTTTGCTGAATAGGGATCAATCTATGAAAAAGCTCCTTATTACATTATTGGTGGCAGGCGTTGCCACCTTTGCCTTTGCTCAAACATTTACTTGTAGCAAACGTACCTGTAGCCAAATGGACAGCTGTGAAGAAGCTCGTTTCCACCTCACCCAATGTGGTGTCAGTAGCCTCGACCGCGATAAAGACGGCATACCTTGTGAGAGTTTGTGCGGTGGGAAGAAGAAAAAGAATGGATAAATTAACCTGAGGGAATGAAATGACAGAACAACAATCAGAATTACAAAATATCATTATTCGTAATGAACAAGATGCTTATGATTTTTTGCGCCAAATCTATGAAACTGAACTTGGCAATGATGTGTCTAAGTTACACGTGCAATTTGAAGGGTGGCCAAAAGTTCAAGTAAAATTGACAGGCGAAAAATATCAGTCCACAATTACACCTTCAATTATGAAGGCTTTCTTGAAATTGCAAGATGGTTTATATAAAGCCTATGCGTTAGCAGTTTACGCTGATAGTAAACATCGTTTAAGTGATGATGAAAAGAAAGACTTAGAACTCATTATTAAAGTTAGTCAAGGTTCGTCTAAGTTTGATGGAGAAAACATTGATTGGGGAAATGTTTTAACAGGGTTGATTTCAAAGATGACTAGTAAGCATTTGATGATCACATTGTTGTTTGGGCTTCTGTGTTATTTTGGTACAGATGCTTATAAAATGTTTCTCGACGATAAACAAGCAGAACGAGAAGCTCAGGCTCAGTCAGATACGACAGCAAAACTAGTAGAACTTAATGAAAAAACATTAGACGTTTTGGCTGAGCATCAAAAAGAAAACCGTGAACTTATTCGCCAACTGGTCGAACAAAAACCTGAGCTGGAAGAAATTGCGATTGAAGCGAAAGAAACTAAGCGAGAATTCTTTAAACAAGCCAGTGATGCGGAAAAAATCAATATCCAAGGCGTTGAAGTCACTGGCGAACAAGCAAAAGAGTTGGCGAAAAAACAACGTCTGTCGCCTGCACGTGAATTTGAAGAAATTCGCCTCGATGGAATGTATCGTATTTTAAATGTCAATACAGAATTAGATACAGGCTTCAAAGTTAGCATTCGTAATGAAGCAAGCGGTCAGGAATTAATTGCAGAAGTGCAAGACAACACTTTCCAAAGCCAATACAAAAAAGCCATTGAAACCGCAACCTTTGAAAAACGCCCTGTCGCATTAGATATTAATGCGAAACAGAAAGTTGCCAATGGCACAATTTATGATGTTGTCGTCATTAAGGCTGTTTTACACAAATCGACTAAATAATCCTTAAACCAGTTTAAAATCACTTTCTCTCTTAATCCCCTAAACTCCGTTGTGAAGTTAAACCTTTACAACGGAGTTTTTTATGTCATTACCTATCCACAAAATCGTTGTGCACTGCTCCGCAACACGCAACGGTAAATCCCTTAAACAAAATGGCAAAACTGCCGCACAAACCATTGACAGTTGGCATAAACAGCGTGGTTTTAAACGTCCATCATCAGCGATGAAATCCTTTAATCCTCATCTTGCTCACATTGGTTATCACTTCGTAATTGATACCGATGGCACGGTGGAAACCGGTCGTCAAGTCGGCGAATTCGGAGCTCACGTCAAAGGACATAATTTCCGCTCCGTCGGCATTTGCTTAGTCGGTGGTATTACCGCAAACGGTAAAAATCACGGCAAATATACCGAAAAACAATGGCAGGCACTGCATAAATTATTACGCCAATTAGAAGCGAAACATCCCAACGCTCGCATTTGCGGACATCGTGATTTAAGCCCTGATCTCAACGGAGACGGCAAGATTACCAAAAATGAATGGTTAAAAGATTGCCCGTGCTTTGATGTTTGGAGCTGGTTGGATAGCGAAGAAATTGTGAACGTGGATCATTTATTTAAGGGGGAAGAATGAAAAAACTCAGCAACAACGCTAAACGCAGTCGTGCAAAAAATGGCGGTCGTTACACTACCGCTGAAGTGATTTTATTAGAACGTGGGTGGTATTGGTAATGGCTAAATTTGCAGAACTCTTTACTAATTCAGACGGTCGCCTTTCGACCACGGGATTTATCCAGTTTTTCGGGGCGTTATTGATGTCAGCGATTTTGGCTTATTGCGTCTATTTAGATCGCAGTTATGTGCCTGAATTATTTATGACCTTTGCGGTGTTCTGCGGTGGTCAAGTGGCTACAAAAGGTTTTGCTAATGCCTTGAGTAGCAAGCGACAAGGAGAGTTTGAATGATGACAGTAAAAATTGTGACCGTAGTGTTATTTCTTGCTGCTTGTGTTTTGTTTTGGCTTTGGCTCAAAGCAGAACGCTTGGCAGAGCGTAATCGGAAGCTACAAGCAGAAAACCAACAACAAGCGGTCGAAATTCAGCAAAAAAATGCAGAGGTACAAAATGCAAAAATTCAACAAACGCATCGTGAAAATGTTCAGCGTGTTAGCCCTGATACCGTTGATGAGCAGTTGCACGCACACAACTACTTCCGTGACGACGACAGGTTGCACGGCATTCGGGCTGATTTACCCAAGCCGTCAGGATACGACGGAAACGAAACGCCAAGTACTAGCACACAATCTGACCTATGAAGAAGTCTGTAAGGAGCAGTCTAAATGACAGAGATTCTGGATTTCTTACGCCAACATTTCGCCTTGATTTCTACTGTTATTGGTTTAGTTGGGGCTGGATTTTGGCTAAAAATGGATAGTAAGTATGCCAAAAAATCCGATGTGAATACCCTTGCTGAAAATGTTGAACACTATGACCGACGTTTAACTCAGCTTGAAACAAAAGTGGATAACTTACCCACCGCTCAAGATGTCGCAAGACTTGAAATTTTAATGACGGAAGTGCGAGGGGAAACACAAACTGCCAACGCAAAAATGACTTCAATAAATCACCAAGTCGGCTTATTACTTGAAGCTAAAGTATTAAAGGAATGATGTATGCAGACAATTTTAACTAAAGATCAACGCTTAGTGATTTTACGTTCTCTTGCCGAAGCTGGCTATGATGCCAACGAGTCTATTTTAAGTGATTGCCTTGATTTATATGGTCACGATATTAGCCGTGATCTTGTGCGTAATCACCTTGTATGGTTAGAAGAGCAAGGGCTTATTCAGCTTGAGCGTTTAAAAGATGGCTATATGGTTGCCAGCATTACGCAACGTGGGTTAGATGTGGCTCAAGGTCGAGTGACGGTTGAAGGGGTAAAACGCCCAAGACCTAAGGTTTAAACGGTTTTTAAAGGATATTTAAGGAGCGTTTAAATGAATGAGAAAACGACCCGTGGACGTGCAAGTAAAGTGGATTTATTACCGCCGAACATCAAAACCCAACTGGCAATGATGTTGCGTGATAAGCAATATTCACAAACGCAAATTCTAGAAGAAATTAACGATCTGATCCGTGATTGTGGGCTTGATGAAAGCTATTGTTTAAGTAAAACAGGGCTAAATCGCTATGCCAATCGTATGGAAAAAATGGCAAGTAAAATCCGTAATGCACGAGAAGTGGCAGAAATTTGGACGAAACAATTTGGTGAAGCTCCGCAGTCTGACATTGGGAAAATCGTGATGGAAATGGTGAAGAATATTGCCTTTGAAACGTCCATTAGATTGGGTGAACAAGAAGGTGGTATTGAGCCGAAAGATTTAGCATTGTTATCGTCAGCATTACAACGTTTGGAGCAAGCGGAAAGTTTAAGCTATGAGCGTGAACGTAAAATCCGCAAGGAAGTGATTGAACAAGCTGCTAAAGCCGTAGAAGAAAGTGGTACACAAGCAGGACTATCCCTTGAAGATGTGACAAAAATGGTAAAAGCAGTTTATGGCATTGAATAACACCGTTCTCTATGACTATCAAAAGCGATGGTTAAACGATAAAAGCCGTTTCAAAGTAGCAATGTTTGCTCGTCAAACAGGTAAAACATTTACCACTACCCTTGAAATTGTACTGGATTGCTTAGAAGCAGAAGCCAACGGCGAACGTACTCGCTGGGTAATCCTTTCTCGTGGAGAACGCCAAGCGAAAGAAGCAATGAATGAAGGAGTAAAACGCCATCTTGAAGCAATGGGGATTGTTTGCGAAGTATTGGAAGTGCCTTTTAAAGAAGACACTACGATTAATGCCTTAGAAGTGATCTTCCCTAATGGTTCAAAAATCACTGCATTACCTGCCAATCCTGACACGGCTCGTGGTTTCTCAGCCAATGTGTTCTTAGATGAGTTTGCATTCCACCAAGATAGCCGTGAAATTTGGAAAGCCTTATTCCCTGTGATTTCTGCTGGTTGGAAATTACGAGTTGTTTCTACCCCAAATGGTAAAGGTAACAAGTTCTACGAGTTGATGACTGACTTAAATAATAATGAATGGTCACGCCACTCAGTTGATATTTATCAGGCTGTTGCAGATGGTTTACCTCGCAATGTAGAACAGTTAAGAGTGGGCTTAAATGATGAAGATGCGTGGGCTCAAGAGTTTGAGTTGAAATGGTTAGATGAAGCAAGTAGTTGGCTCTCTTATGATTTGATTGATGGTGTTGAGCATTCGCACGCAGGATTGCCATTCCACTATACAGGTAATCCGTGTTTTGTCGGCGTTGATATTGGGGTGCGAAATGACCTATTTATTATTTGGGTTATTGAACTAGTAGGTGATGTATTCTGGACAAGAGAAATCACCGCTTTAAAACGAGCGAGTTTTGCAACACAAGATGCTGAGCTTGACCGAGTATTTGCAGAATATCGTGTATTGCGTTGTTGTATTGACCAAACAGGCTTAGGGGAGAAACCCGTAGAAGATGCTAAACGCCGTTTCGGTGAATACCGAGTTGAAGGGGTTATTTTCACCCAAACGAATAAAATGATGCTTGCTACCCTTGGCAAAGAAGTATTTGAAGATAAACGACTACGCATTCCACAGGGAGATAAAGCATTACGAGAAGATTTGCATAAGCTCAAAAAGGTGACTGGAGCAAATGGTCAGCCACGCTTTGTTGCAGAACGAGATAGTCAAGGTCACGCAGATAGAACTTGGGCGTGTTTCTTAGCATTGTATGCGGCATCTGATGTGAAGCAACCTGTTGCACCACTAGCACGCAAACCACGTCGTAGCCAGCAACTTTCTGAAGGTTATTAGGATATGAAAAATAAAAAAGATTTAATCAGCGAAATTGCCACTCGTGCAAGAAGTTTTGACCATTGGGCAACGGGGTATCATCTGCCGAACCCTGATCCTATTCTCAAAAAAATGGGAAAAGACATTGCTGTTTATCGTGAATTACTATCAGATGGGCAAGTTCGTTCAGGTGTCCGTCGCAGAAAGGCGGCAATCAAAGGCTTAGAGTGGCGAATTACGACCACGAATAATGAAAAAGTTGATGAGCAACTTTATCAAGTATTTAACCGCTTGCCATTAAATAACATCATCACCGACATGCTAAACGCTTCTCTGTTTGGCTATCAAATTTCTGAAGTAATTTGGGCGGAGCGTGATGGTTTGATTGTGCCAGCCGAAATTATTGGTAAAAAGCCAGAATGGTTTGTGTTTGATGAAGACAATCAGCTTCGCTTTCGTACCAAGGAGCATTGGATTGAGGGTGAATTATTGTCTGAGCATAAATTCCTTTTAACGACACAAGAAGCGACCCAAGACAACCCATACGGCTTAGGTGATTTATCGCTGTGCTTTTGGGCGGCAACCTTTAAGAAAGGCGGTTTTAAATATTGGTTAGAGTTTACCGAAAAATACGGCTCGCCGTGGCTTATTGGTAAACATCCACGCACGACATCAGAGCCTGAAAAAGATCGTTTGGCTGATAGCCTAGAAGCAATGATAGGGACAGCCATTGCAGTTATCCCTGATGATGCCAGTGTGGAAATTGTGGAGTCCGCAGGTAAAGGGGCTTCTAGCGACAGTTACGAGAAGTTCTTAGCGTTCTGTAAAGGTGAAATCAATATTGCGTTATTGGGGCAAAACCAAACGACAGAGCAAGAAAGTAATCGTGCATCGGCTACCGCAGGGCTTGAAGTGTTAGAGAGTATCCGTGCAGACGACCAAGCGATGATTGAAGCAACCTTCAATCAGTTGTTGCAATGGATTTGTCACTATAACTTCAATGTCGAGCAGTTGCCTACATTTGAGTTTTTTGAGCAAGAAAGCATAAATACCGAGCAAGTTGAGCGTGATGAGAAGCTACACCGAATGGGTGTGCGGTTTACGAAGCAATACTTTATGCGTGAATATGGCTTTGAAGATGGTGATATTGAGCTACAAGCGGTGAGTTCGACGGTAAATTTTGCAGAACATCACCATCACGAAACAGAAATGGATCGGATTGTCAGCCAAATGGGTGAACTTTCTCAGCATTCATTAAACGCTAATATTGCTCAAGTTAGAGCAAGACTTGATACCGCCGAGAGCTTAGAAGAAGCTCAACAAATTTTAGATGATATTTTGCCCCAGTTAGATTTTAGCGAATATGCACAACTGTTTGCCGAAGGGCTAACCACGGCGACATTGCGTGGTCGCTATGAAGTGAAACAGGAAGCCAAGCGATGAGCATTGTTGCACAACCCTTGCCGTTTAGTGAGCAAATTGAATACTTTCGTAAGAAAGTAAATATCCCAACTGCAACCTACCTTGATATTTACGGCGAAGCCCACGACTATGCTTTTGTGGTTGCAGGAGCTCATACACAAGAAATCATCGGTGACTTTCGCCGTGCGATAGATGATGTGATTGAGCGTGGTGGTACATTAGAAGAGTTTCGTAAGGTATTCGATGCCATTGCCGACAAACATAGCTGGGAATATAACGGTGGGCGAAATTGGCGTAGCCGTATTATTTATGACACTAATCTTTACGCCAGCTATAACCACGGGCGTTATATGCAACAGCGTGAACTTGCTGATGTAATGCCTTATTGGGAATATGAGCATAATGACTCAGCTCACCCAAGACCGCAACACGTTGCGTGGGACGGCTTAGTATTACGAGCAGATGATCCGTGGTGGGACTACCATTATCCAACCCGTGCATACGGTTGTCATTGTACTGTGCGTGCCTTAGATGATGTCGATCTCAAATATCAAAATAAAACTGTTCAGCAAGCCCCTGAAATTGAATGGGAAGAAAAGGTGATCGGACAGCGTTCAGGCAGTCCGAGAATTGTGCGAGTACCGAAAGGTGTCGATCCGAGTTTTGAACACCCCAAACGCCTTGTGCCTGTGCATAAGGTAGATGAAATTTTAATGCAGAAACTGGTTGAGGCTCCACCGCAGTTTGCCAGTTCTGCGGTGAGTAATGTCTTGAATTATGCCCCTGCGTTAGCCTTATTAAACCGTTCAATGAAAGAGATGGTGGACACGGTTGTCGCAGATAAAATGGCTCGTGGGCAGATGAAATATGTTGGCGTTATTCCCCGTGATGTAGTGAAAAAACTCGAAGCTATGGAGCTTGCGCCGCAGACAGCCGTGATTGCGGTGCGTGATGACGATATTCTGCACGCCTTGCGTGATGTGAAGCAAGGTAAAGGGATAAACCTACCGCTTGAGTTTTGGCAACAGTTGCCTGAAAAATTGCGTAATCCGAAAGCGATTTTATTAGATAGTTCTCAAAAACTTAATGCACTGTTATTTGTGTATGAAGAAGATGGAGCCAAAATAATCATTTCAATGGACTATAAAGTACAGGTGAAAAACAGTGTTACGAAGAAAAAGGAACGGATTGCACTGAATATGGTGACAACTGGCACAAAAATTAGCAATGCTCGTCAATGGGAAAGTTTGAAAGGCTATGAAGTCTTATGGGGTAATTTAGAGTAGTCCGCAGGTTTGCCTGATTCGAACAGGATCATACGGTAGTTGCCTAGCGTAACCTTTCCAGTAGGAAACCCCCTGCGGATAGCCAAACTATACGCCTAAACTATTTTTTAATCAATAGGAATAATAATGATCCATATTAAACTTGATGCTGACCAAGCTCTCAGGGGCTTACACCGTACAGCCCAAAACTTGCAACAGGGTAAAAAGCTCTTTGGGGGATTAGGTGAAACGTTACGTTCAATTCACAAAGACCGTTTTGAGAAAGAACAGGCTTCACCTGATGGAGAAAAGTGGACTCCATTATCGGCAAAGTATCAGGCTAAAAAACGTAAGAATGCCGATAAAATTTTAATTCACGATGGCTATTTGAAAAATCTACTTCGCTTTCAAGCAACCAATGAAGGCGTAACCTTTGGAAGTGACCGCAAGTATGCTCGCTTACATCACTTTGGCAGTAATAAAGCCAGTGGCAAAGGTTCAGGTATCCCCGCTCGCCCTTGGCTTGGTGTAAGCAAGAAAAACGAAGACTACTTACTGGCAAAAACAGAACATTTTTTACGAAATGTGATTGGCAATAGCTAAATTTCAAAAATAACGCCTAAAACGCCCGATTTAGCGTTTTATTCTTTTTTCAATAAATGATAGCTCGACACAAATTCAAGGCGTTTATAAACACCTGTAAACGCCTTAAATCACATATTACACTCTTCTGACTTGTCTATTTTATTTTTGCATTCCTTAAACTAGTTTAAAAGCCGAAAACACTCTCTTTTTTCATAATGCTTATCGAAACGGAGGCATTATGAACCTAATCGAAATCTTCAAAGCTGGCACTCGCAAAGATGCCAATGGCACAGAAGTCACTATTACTGTTGCCGACCTAAAACAAGCCGTAGAAAGCTATAACGTGGAATTTCACGAAGCCCCTGCAGTGATTGGTCACCCTGAACATAACCACCCTGCGTATGCGTGGGTGAAACGTCTAGAACTGGAAGGCGATATTCTCAAAGCCGAACTTGACCAAATTGACCCTGAATTTGCCGAGATGGTGGATAAAGGGCGGTTTAAGAAAGTGTCTGCTTCATTCTATCTCGCCAATAGTCCGAATAATCCTAAACAAGGCTCACTCTATTTACGCCACGTTGGTTTTTTAGGCGCGATGCCACCTGCAGTAAAAGGACTTCGCAACCCTGTTTTTGCCGAAGGCGAAGAAGGTGTGGTGGATTTCTCAGACTGGACGGAAGCAACCCTGTGGCGACGTTTGCGTGATTGGATTATTGGCAAGCACGGTCAGGAAGAAGCCGATAAAGCTCTGCCTGATTATTTGGTATCCAGCATTCAAGAAGATGCCGTGCGTGAAGATATGAAACGCATTTATGAAGCCCCTGAGCCTAACCCTATTTTTAATGAACCAAAGAAACCTAAAGGAGAACGTCAAATGTCAATGACACCCGAAGAAATTGCAGCAATGCAAGCCGAAAATGCCCAGCTAAAAGCCGAAAAAGCTCAAGCTGAAGCAGAGAAAGTCGCCGAAAAACTGGAAGCATCCAAGGAGGACAATGCGTCCTTTTGTGAAAACTTAGTCACTCAAGGCAAACTTGCCCCTGTTGCAAAAGACGCTGCTCTTGCCTTGCTTAACTGCTCGGCAACGATGGCAAGCGGTCAAGTCGTCAATTTTAACGAAGGGGAATCTATTCACAGATTAACCAAAAAGTTCTTAGAAGCCCAACCGCAAATTGTGCAGTTTGGTGAAGTGGCGACGAAAGAGAAAGCCGCTGAAACCGAGCCTAATGTAGTGAATTATGCTGAAACGGACGACCCTGCTCGTGTTGAGTTAGACCTCAAAGCTCGTGCGTATATGAAGCAACATAGTGTGGATTACGCCACGGCAATTAGTGCGGTGATGTAGCGTAAGCAAAATTAAATAACCAAGAGGAAAATAAAATGAGTGGACAAAAAGTACATACTCGCTTGACAGACCCTGTCTTAACCCAATTTGCGTTGGGCTACAAAAATGCCGCCTTTGTCGGCGATAAATTATTGCCTGTTGCAGAAGTACCGAAGGAAGGAGCTCGTTTACCACAATTTGGTAATGAAGCCTTTGTTGCGGAAGAAGATGAACGTGAATTACACGCAGCAAGTAACAAAATTACCCCAGTCAAAGTAACTCAAAAAACCATTGAGTTAGTCGAACACGACCTTGCTCACCCGATTGACTATCGTGAGGGCAAAGAAGCTGACTTCGCTTATGAGCAATATGCGATTTCTGTGGTGCGTGAAAAAATGATGTTAAATCACGAAAAGCGTGTTCACGCCTTAGTCAGCAATGAAGCAATTTACGGTTCAAACAACAAAATTGTGTTATCTGGTACAAGCCAATTCAGCGACACAACCTCGGATATTTTCGGCGTATTTGATGATGCGTTTGAAAAAGTGCGTAAACAAGCGGGTGTTACAGTAAACCAAATTGTGATCCCTTCTAATGTTTGGGCTGTACTACGCAAACACGACAAAATTGTTGAAATTTTGAAACGTCGTGGTATTCAGCGATTAACACCACAACTTTTTGCGGAAATGTTGAAAGATGAAGGTCAAGAGTTAGAAGTCAGTGTAGGTCGTGCTACTTACCGTGCCACACTCGATGCCGAGCCGACATCCATTTGGGCAAATGATATTGTGATGGCGTATGTGCCGAAAGCTCGTGCAGATGGCTCTCACGCAATGTATCAGCCTTCATTTGGTTATACCTTCCGCCGTCAAGGTTCACTTGTGGTAGATAAATATGACGAAGTTGGAGGCAAAGTCTATAACGTGCGTTGTACTGATATTCACAAAGAACACGTTTTAATGCCAAGTTCAGGCTTCTTAATTAAATCAGCAGTCTAGCCCCCTTACCCCCTTTTTTTCAAAGGGGGAAATGAAACATTGTTACACATACTGAAAAGGAAACGATATGAGAGAACGTCAAATGATTGTCGCTATTGTAGTTGGATCAGCCATTATCCATAACGGTAAACATTATCAAATCGGGGATGAAATTGAAGTCACCGAGCAAGAGTATCATCAAAACTCTCTTTATTTACAGCCAAAAGACGAAGCGATTAAAGCTCGTCAAGAGGCTCAAGCAGAAGCTGAAGCTAAAGCAAAATCTCTTGCCGAAGAAGCTCAAGCAGAAAAACAAGCATTGCAAACCGCTTTAGCCGAGGCTCAAGAAGCCCATACCAAAGCGGAAGCCTTAGCCAGTGAAAATGGTTTACGAGCAGAAGAAGCTGAAGCTCGTATCAAAGAACTCGAAGCTCAATTAGCTGAGAAAGAGAGCGAAATTGCAACGCTTTCTGCAGAATTGACCGCTTGTAAAGCAGAAAAGCCAAAATCAGCTAAAACGAAAGAGGCTTAGCAATGTACATCACCGCTGATGAGTTAATTGGCTCTTTTAGTAAGCAGATCTTAGTTCAACTCAGTAATGACGACCACAGAGCGACTGAAGTGAATATGGCTGTGGTGGAACAGGCAATTCAAACGGCTTGTGAACGTATTGATGCATCACTGCGTAGCCGTTATGCCTTACCCCTTACTCAAGTGCCAACAATGATTAACTCGCACGCCTTGTACCTTGCTCGTCACTGGCTCTACGCTCGCCGTGCAGAAATGAAAATGCCTGAAACGGTTAAGGACACCTACGCTCAAGTGATTAAAGAGCTAGATGCGATTGCTAAAGGTACTTTACATCTTGGATTAGCCAATGCAGAAGAGGTGAGTGAAACAGGCGATTTATTGCCTGACGTAGGTGAATATGCAGTGCGAGCCAAACAGCAAATAGATACAGGGGGTTACTAATGTCTGCCACCTTGCCGATTTTGACCGAGTTTGAAACTCGCTTGAAAACGCAGTTTCCCGATTGGGATATTCAGCTAATGCCCGATGATCCTAGCCATTATTTTCTGTCACACCCAAATGGTGCGGTCTTGATTAGTTATGCTGGGTCAAAATTTAGCGAGCCACGCTCTACGTCGGTGATTACGCAAACTCGCAAGGTGCATATTGTCTTTACGGTGTTAAGTCGTAACTTGCACAACGACTTTGGTGCTTTGCAGTTTTTAGATGAGTTACGGCTCTCTGTGGTTGGCTTTCAACCGATGGACTGTACGCCAAGCTGGCTAGTTGAAGAACAGTTTGATGAGCAAGAAAGCGGTGTGTGGATTTATCAACTGGTTCTAGCCACAGAAACATTGCAAATTCAACGATTACAAGCGGTCGATTTAGAGCCGAAATTTACCACGTTGATTGCTAGACAAGAACATCAACCCCTTGATGTCCGTTTAAAACCCAAATCATAGGAGAATAGTATGTCTCAATTCCATCACGGTACAGAAACCAAACGAGTGAAAGGCGGTTCTGTACCTGTTCATACCGTCGATGGTGCTATTATCGGTATCGTCGGCACTGCCCCTGTTGGTGCAGTGAATGAGCTGAAATTGTGTATGACCAAAAAGGATTTTGCACAATTCGGCAATGTGTTAGATCGTGGCTATACCTTGCCAGATGCCTTAGATATTATTAGCCGTTATCAAGCAGGGCAAGTTTATGTGGTCAATGTGTTAGACCCAGCCAAACACCGTACGACGGTTTCAAGTGAAAATTTAACCTTAGATAAAGACCGCCTGACCGCAACCTTAGCATACGCTGGGGTGATTGAATTAAGTCTTAGCCATAGTTCAGGTTCGCTGACAAGTGGGCAAGATTACACCGCCGATTTACTGACAGGTGAAATCAAGTTCCATCGTATGTTAGAAAATGTGACTGCGACTTATACTTATGCAGACCCAACCAAAGTCACGGAAGCAGATATTAAAGGTGCGATTGATACAGGTACAGGCAAACGTACAGGCTTTGAAATGTTGCGTGCAGGCTTTAACTTGTTTGGTAGTGATGCCAAGATTTTACTCTGCCCACACTACGACACCCAAGCAACAATGGCAACTGCACTAGAAACCCTAGCAAGCCAACTCAATGCGATTGCTTATATCCAAGCTCCACAAGGCACAACCCTTGCAAAAGCCTTGGCAGGGCGTGGTACAGAAGGACAAATTAACTTCAAGACTTCAAGTGACCGTACACATTTATTCTTCCCACACGTTGTGGGAGAGCGTAATACTCTTGAAAGCCTTGCGACCCACGCTGCAGGTTTGCGTATGCGAACGGACGTTGATTTTGGCTATTGGTTCTCAACGTCTAACCGTCAATTAAAAGGTGTGATTGGAGTGGAAATTCCGCTGACCGCTCGTGTTGATGATATTCAATCAGAAACCAACCGCTTGAACGCAGTGGGTATTACGACGGTATTTAACAGCTATGGTACAGGCTTCCGCTTGTGGGGTAACCGCTTAGCGAATTATCCAACAGAAACCCATATTGTCAATTTTGAAGTGGTACAACGTACTGCAGACTTAATTGATGAATCTCTTCGTCGTGTAGAGTTGCAATTTATTGACTTGCCGATTGATGATGCTTTGCTAGATGCATTGCTAGGCACGATTGAAACCTATATGGGTACATTGCGTTCTATTATTGGTTTTGAAGTCTGGCTTGATCCTGATGCGGATTTGGTTGATGCCTTTAGTAAAGGCAACGTGCCGATTAAATATAAGTTCACGCCAAAAATCCCAGCGGAACGCATCACGAATACGTCTGAAGTGACTCGTGAGTTCTTAATTAATTTAACCAGTCGTGGAGGTAATTAATGAGTGCAATTATTCATCAAGTTGATAATGCCAACGTCTATCTCAATGGCGTGAGTTTTATCGGTAAAGCCAAAAGCGTTAAATTGCCAGAGTTTAACCCTGTGATGGTTGAGCATAAAAATTTAGGTTTAGTCGGCACAATCAATTTACCGTCAGGGGTGGAAGCCCTTGAAGGTGAAATTGTCTGGGACGGCTACTATCCTGAAGCAATGGCTATCGCCCTGAATCCGTTCAAAACTGCACAGTTGATGGTGCGTGGCAATGTACGGGTATTCAATGCCACAGGTAGAGCTGCTGAAGTACCGTTAGTTGTTATCATTAACGGCAGCTTCAGTAAAATTGGCAACGGCGAATACAAACAAAATGAAGCTGCAGAATATGCGATGACTTATAAAGCACATAGTATTAAGGCAACCATTGATGGTAAAGAAGTGCTGTATTACAACGCTTTCACCAATGAATACCGTGTAGCAAGTGAAGATGTGCTGTCACAATATCGTAAGAATGTTGGGCAGTAATCTTTAAAGTAGTTTAAAAGCAGTTTAAACGCTCTTTCAATAAACTCCTTAGTGAAGTTAAACAATAACCCACTAAGGAGTTTTTTATGTCTGAAAAATTAGACGATTTACTGATTTTTGCCACGGTGAAATTGGATTACCCAATTAAAGATGGGCAAGGTAATGAAATTACCGAACTAAAAATCCGCCGTGCAAAAGCGAAAGATTTACGCAATGCCCAAAGTCAAAGAAATGATGCAGACCAAGAGTTTTATCTAATTTCCATTCTAACAGGCTTGGTAATGGACGATGTTGCTGAGTTAGATATTGCGGATTATCAACAGGTTCAAAAAGCATTAAAAGAAATGCAAAAGGGAAAGTCAGCTTAGAGCAACTTGATGCGGTATTGGCAGATTTAGCTTGGTGGTATGGTTGGCAACCGAGTGAACTGGACGAGTTTACGTTGGATGAAATTCAAAAATGGTATAACCAAGCAAATAGACAGGTCAAAGCTAGATATACAAAAGCCGCTTTATAGCGGCTTTCTGTTTAATGTTTAGGTTGAAAAGAGAGATGGCTTTCAGTCTTATCTTCTGTTACGCCTAACGGCATTTTTCCACCATTTTGATAGTTGGGCTGTAATTTTTGTTGCCGTCTATGTTTATCCCATTTAATCACTCGGTAGGCGAACCATACAAATAAGACTCCCCAAAGCCAATGGGAAAAAGAAACACCTACATAGGCAAAAATAGCGAACCCAATCAAGCTGAAGATAAAACTTAAAAGTGAAACGAACATATTTTTAAAGGCTTGACTTCTTAAATCCTATTAAAAGTTGCTTTTGCATATTACGCAAAATAGGATTTCTAGCCTGCAAAAATTTCGGTAGCTTATTTGGCTTTAGTGAGGATTGAATATAGCTGTTAGCCCAAGCTAGGACAATGACTGTAACAACGATACCTATTATTACAGGAATATAAGTAACAGCAAATGTAATGCCAATAAGTGCCAAAATACTAACAAAGAACAAACCAACGACAGTAAATACATTATCCAAAAATTTAAACAACATATTTTCCTCCGAACTATTGTTTTTAAGGAACTATAAATTATGTCATCAAATTTAGCAATATCTTTAGTTATTGGAGCTTCTGTTGGCGGTGCAGTAAGTGCATTACGGGGCTTAAAAAACGAGTTAAATATACTCAAAGATTCTGCCTTATCTACACCTGCAAAGCTAGGTGCCTTAGGTTCAGGGATAGTAAAAGGCTTTGGTGGTGCTATATCTACCACAACAGCAATAGGCTCATCTATTATGGGTATTGCTCAACCAGCTATTCAATTTGAGAGTGCAATGGCAGATGTGAAAAAAGTAGTGAACTTTGATACGCCTGAACAATTTAAGGAAATGGAAAAGGACATCCTTAAATTAACTCGCACAATTCCGATGGCTGGGGAAGAAATTGCGACTATTGTAGCAGCTGGAGGGCAGGCGGGGCTTGCTCGTGAGCATTTATTAGGGTATGCCACAGATGCCGCCAAAATGGGAGTTGCATTTGATATGGCTGCTGGTGAAGCGGGTACCGCAATGGCAACAATGGCAAATGTACTTGGGAAACCAATTTCTGAAATGGCAAAGTTTGGTGATGCTATTAACTATCTCTCTGACAATGCTAACTCAAAAGCCGCCGATATTGTGAATGTAATTACTCGTGCTGGTTCTGATACGAGAATGTTAGGTCTGTCTGAAAATCAAGCTGCTGCACTTGGCTCTACATTTCTATCAATGGGTAAAGCTCCTGAGTTAGCTGCACAAGCAATAACAGGAATAACATCTGCTTTTGCTGAATTAAAAGCAGGCAAACATCAAGAAGAACTAAAAGCCCTTGGTTTTACGACAAAATCCTTTGCAACTGCAATGAATAAAGATGCTCAAGGAGCAATCACTAGTTTTATTGAAAAAGTTAAAAAACTACCAAAAGATAAGCAATATCCACTTTTAGCTAAAATGTTTGGTAAACAATATGCTGATGATGTGATGTTATTAGCTCAAAATACTGGTGAATATAACCGTCAATTACAGTTGCTTCAAGAAACAGATAAAAATGGTGAGTTGAAATATCTTGGTTCAATGCAACGTGAATTTGAAAGTCGCAGTTCAACAACAGAAAATAACTTACAACTTTTAAAAAATAGCTTCTCTGAGATTGGTGTAACCATTGGAGCTAAATTTCTGCCTCTTATCAATAATATAGTGAATGACATCAAGCCTGTTGTGTATAGTGTTGTTGAGTGGATTGGAAAGAACGAACAATTAGTCAATCAAGTATTACTTATTGGAGCTGGGCTTGCGACAGCTTCCGTTGGCTTCTTTGCATTAAAAGGTATCCTTTCTAGTATTGCATTTGTCACTTTTGGAGCTTACAAAACATTTGTTGGCTTTTTTCAGATTGGATGGGCTTTAGTTCGTGTTAGTACATTACTAACGCTTAAAGTATTAGATCTTGGTATTTCTTTTGCTAAATTATTTATCAAGATTAATTTAGGTATTATGAAAGGCTTTGTTTCTATCTTGAGAGGAACACTATCGCTCACATTTGCTCTTGGAAAAGCTCTTGGTGGAATACTATTAAATGCAGTCTTAGGTATTGGAAAAGCATTTCTGTTTTTAGGTAGGGCAATGTTGGCAAGTCCTGTTGGTACATTAATTACCATTGGTACAGTTGCATTATTAGTTTATCAATATTGGGAACCCATTAAAGGTTTTTTCCTTAATCTATGGACAACTATTAAGCCTTATTTTGATAATTTCAGTCAGTTTGTCAGTAATCTTTGGAATGGTATTTCAGGAATTTGGTCGTCTGTATGGGGTGGGATAAGTAACTGGTTTTCAGGCTTATGGGAAAATCTCAAGAGTTTATTTAGTGGTAACTTTTCTGCTCTTGGTAACATTATCCTTTCTTTTAATCCTCTAGCTCTATTCACCACGATTTTTACTTCAGTATTAAATTGGTTTGGGATTGATTTACCTGCAAAATTTAGTGATTTTGGGCAAAACATCATTGACGGTTTAGTCAATGGTATCAGCAATGCGTGGAATTTAGCTAAAGAAAAAGTTGGTGAATTAGGCAATGGTATTAAAGGTTGGTTTGCAGAAAAATTAGGGATCCATTCCCCTAGCCGTGTATTTAAAGGCTACGGTGTCAATGTAGTGGAAGGCTTAGTGATTGGTATGGATAAGGCTCAACCTCTTGCAACTGAAGCCAGCCAACATCTTTCAAATGCAGTGACATTTGAACCTGTTTTAAATACGGTTGAAACGATATTTAAACCAACCTTAATCAAGGAAAAAGGCTTCTTTGGTAGTTTATGGGACGATATTCAATTCGGGGCGAATATGGTCGGCAATCTATTGGGCTTAAATCAACCTACGGATTTACGCACGCCGTCCTTTAATCCCCAAGCAAAAGACGGCGGTTTGTTTGCGGATTATCAACCCTTAAACAGAAATGAAGTCTCCAATACAGCAACAACCCATAATCAAGGGATTACGGTGCATTTTAGCCCTAATATCACGATCTCAGGTTCAGCCCCTGCCCCTGATTTAAAAGAACAGTTATTGCAAGCGTTAAATGACCCTGCAATGTTATACGGTTTGGAGCAACTGCTTAATCGAGTAAACGACCAATTTGGACGGAGAGCTTACTAATGGCAAATTACGCATTACTTGGCAATATTGCCTTTGATTTATTAACTGCCCCTTCAGCCTTTGATGAACGTCGTTCGGCAACCTTTGCAGAACACGCTGTGTTATCAGGTAAGCCGAAACTGCAGGCAATGGGCGATAATCTTACCGATATTACCTTGCAACTGAAGTTACATCATCAGCTTGCCCCTGTAGAACAACGCTATCAAGCGTTAGTTACTGCAAAAGAGAAACAGGAAGCCCTAGCCCTTGTGTTAGGTTTTTCGCGGTTCAAGGGGCATTTTGTGATTACAGATTTGAGTAGCTCTGTTCTATTCAGTGATGCCAAAGGCAATGCCCTTGCCCGTGAAGTGTCTGTGAGCTTGCGTGAATTTGTTGGCAATACCAGTCAGGGCTTGTTGGGTTCTGCGTTGTCGATTGGTGGATTATCTCCCCTTGCTTCAATTTTGCCGAAAGACCTAACCCAATTTGTCAGTAAAACGGCTCAGTTAGTCAATAAAGGGGTGCAAGTGTATCGCCAAGCACGGCAGACGATTGATGATGTCCGCAATACGGTAGCCGTTGTGCGTGCTTTGGCTCATAACCCTTTAGAAGCCTTAACACAACTGCCGATTTTATTGGGTAGCTTAGGTTCATCTACTCAAGGTTTGGCTGAGATGGTGGGGCTTGGTCATAGCTTTGGCATTCTTACACAAGGGATAACAGGGGCTATGCCGTTTTTAAATGGCTTGGCTGAACTGAGTGAAACCTTGCGTACCGCTCAAACTGAATTTAGTCGTGGTTTGGGGCAGAATAATTTGGGTGCGTGGTTTGATCTGGGTGTGAAGGCAATTGATGAAGCCGATGAAATTGCTCAATCAATGGCAAAACCTGCAGCACATCTAACCGCTTGGATTGCTTTACGCAGTGATACGCCTGAGCCGAAGGAGAATGTTGATGAGTAGCGTAATTGAACATCAAATTAAGGCAGGCGAACGTTGGGATTTGCTGGCTTATCGCTATTACGGTGATGTGGGAGAAATAAGCCGTTTAATCGATGCTAATCCCCATATTCCGTTTTGTGAAGTGTTACCGATGGGACAGACGTTATTTGTGCCTGTGATTGCGGTTAAAGCCACGTCGCAGGCAGATCTTCCGCCTTGGATGCAGGAGTAAGCAATGCAAGTACAAACGCCCACCTTTGAGCTGTTTTACGGCAAAACGGCCATTACACATAACATCAAGCCCCATTTGATTAGTCTAACTTATACGGATTATTTAAGTGACCAATCTGATGAGCTACAAGTCACCTTTGAAGATATTGAACAGAAATGGATTGGCTCTTGGTTTCCGACCCAAGGCGATGAACTGAAACTGCATTTAGGGTATTTGGGCGAGTCGTTAGTCAATTTAGGTTCGTTCGAGTTAGACGAAATTGATTGGTCAAAAGTCAAAGGCAGTGGTTCGGTGGTGACTCTACGAGCCTTAGCAACAGGGATTAGTAAATCCAACCGTACGTTAAAGCCTAAAGCCTATGAGAACACCACCCTTGCGGACATTGTGCGAAAAGTGGCAAAAAATTTGAAACTTGATGTTACAGGAACAGTCGCCAATATCCCAATAAAACGGGTTACGCAGTATCAAGAACGAGATGTTGAGTTTTTAACTCGACTTGCCCACGAATACCATCACAGTTTTAAGATTGTGGGTAAAACCTTAGTGTTCACCACAATGGAGAGCCTTGAAAATCGTCCACCTGTGACGGTATTGGATTTTTCACAAGTGCTGTCGCTACGGCTTCGAGATCGTATTAAAGATGCGGTGCAGAAGGTTGAAGCGGTAGGACTGAATGCCGATAGTAAAAAAACGGTGAAATCCGAAAAAAGCAGTAAGCCTAAACGCCCTACGAAAAAGCAATCTAAAGCCAGTAATGCTGACACCTTGAAAATTGTGACTCGTGGCGAAAGCCAAGAGCAGATAAAAGCTCGTGCAGATGCTGCTCTTGCTGAACAGAATGATGACCAACAAGCAGGCAATATTCAGGTGATTGGCAATCCTAAGTTAGTCGCAGGTAATACGGTGTTATTGACAGGTTTTGGTATGTTTAGTGGCAAATACTTGATTAAATCCGCTCGTCATAGTTACACCAAAAGTCAGGGATATGTGACTGATCTTGGTGTTCGAATGTTGGAATTTATTGAAGATTTACCGACCGCAAGCGGTCTGATTTAACAGGAATTTTGCAAATGAAGAAAGCTGTCGTTACCCATAACTTTGGGGCAACCTATCAAGAAGGTTTTGTCAGTCAAGTCGATCCGAAAAATCACCGTGTCAAAGTCAAAATCCCAACGCTAGAAGATTTTGAAACAGCGTGGTTGCCATTTTTTACTATCAATGCAGGCGGTAATCAGTTTTACGGTTTGCCCGATGTGGGCGAGTTGGTGGCAATGATTTTAGATGCAAGGGGTGAAGGTGGGTATGTGCTTGGGTCGATTTATAATAGTGAAGATCCAACACCTGTTACAGATAGTGAAATGTGGTTACATAAATTCAAAAATGGCACGGAAATTTCCCACAATCGTAAAACAGGCGATGTGATAGTCAAAACCAGTGGTACAGTCACCGTCACCGCAGCTCAAGCGGTGGTGAATGCTCCGACTGAAATCAACGGTGATACAGTTATCAATGGCAGTTTGCACGCCACAGGTGCTATTACCTCTGCGACCGAAGTTTCTGCACCAAGTGTAAAACAAGGCTCTGTTTCTCTGGGTTCTCACGTTCATACTGGGGTGGAAAGTGGTAATAAAACATCAGGTACACCCAAAGCCTAGTCAATCTTTAAAGTAGTTTAAAAGCCCATCTTCATCATAGCCGTTACACTCACGGCTATGAATACACATACACTTCAACATACACATTGGCAAATTGCCCCTGAAGGCGTTGAGAGCATTCAGGGGGAAGGTGATTTACACCAGTGCATTATTAACATCCTTTCTACTCGTAAAGGAAGCGATGTATTGCGCCCTGATTTTGGCTCAAATCATTTTGAATATATTGATCAGCCCTTCGATATTGCTGTACCAAATATGGTTCGGGAAATTTTTGTGGCGATTGATAAATGGGAAAAGCGCGTGGTAGTACAAGAAGTGCAAATTAGTGGTGAAGCACCGCATTTTTTCTTTAATGTGAAATGGTGTGTTGCTGAAGATATTGAACGTCAAATTTATGCAACGGAGTTTGATTATGGAAATAAATAGTCGTTATGACATTACCGTTGTGCCTGAAGATGTTAAACAGATTCTTGCCGAGACTATCGCAAAATATGAACAAGATACAGGCAAGGTATTACAACCTGCTCATATTGAACGCTTGATTATCAACGTTTATGCCTTTCGTGAAATGTTGGTGCGTAAAGGGATTAACGAAGCATTTCGTCAAACCTTTCCGCAAACGGCAACGGGGATTGCGTTGGATTTGTGTGGTGAAACATTAGGTTGTTATCGCTTAAAAGACAAAGCGGCTCGTTGTGTTCTGCGATTTAGCGTACAAGGTGAGCACTCATCTATTTTAATTCCTAAAGGGACTCAAGTTGCTATTACTGATGTTCTGTATTTTATTACGCTAAATGATGATGTGATTACACCTTTGATTTCTTACGTTGAAATTGAAGCAGAATGTAATAAAAAAGGGCTGATTGGTAATGAATGGGAAATTGGTCGAATTAAAAATCTCAGAACATCACTTAATACGACCACCACACTTGAAGTCACCAATATTGATAGACCTAGTGGTGGTTTAGTTGAAGAGAATGACGATGACTACCGCAAGCGGATTCTTGCAGCACCTGAAGCATTTAGTTCTTGTGGCTCTATTGCAGCTTATGACTACCACGTTAGAGCGGTGTCGCAAGATATTGCAGATGTCAATATTGCCACTCCTAAGGGTGGGCTTGTTCGTATTACAGTATTAACTAAAACAGGCTTACCTGATACACGTTTATTAAACGACATTAAAAAATATGTTAGTGCAGAGAAACTACGCCCATTGTGCGATACCGTTGAAGTAATTGCTCCGACTAAACGAGATTATCAAATTCAAGCAGAATTGATTTTACTTGATGGTTATCGTGAAGATATTGTGAAAACCAAGGCTCGTGATGCAATGCAGTTATATCTTGCTGATAAAACTAAAAAGCTCGGTATGGATATTGTACCGAGTGCCATTATTTCGGTATTGCGTGTTGATGGCGTATATGATGTGAATTTGATTTCACCGACAAAAACAGTCATTGCTGAAAATGAATGGGCAAACTGTACTGCATTGCGAATCGAAGTAAAAGAGGAACGCAGTAATGGCTAAGTTAGTATACCCCGACATCATTGTAAATGACCCTAAATATGTAGCTTTAGCGAATTTGAGCAATCAGTTAGATCATTTAAACCACGCCAAAATTATGACAACAATTGTGGAATTACTAGGTGATGAATTTATTCCACTGTTGGCAGAAAAATGGAGTGTCACAGGTTATGACGGTGAATTTGTTGCAGAAGATAATGACTCTAAACAGGCTCTAATTCGCAATGCGATTGAATTACACCGTAGAAAAGGCACACCTAAGGCAATTCGAGATGTATTACGTTCGCTAGGTTTTGGGGAAATTGAAATAGACGAAGGACTCAAGGATAGAATTTATGAAAATTCTAATGTCGTCAATATCCCAGCAAATGAACGTTGGGCTCATTATGCTATTCGATTAAGAGAACCAGTCACTAATGACCAAGCAACTAATATTCGAAAAATTATGCGTAACTTTGCCCCAGCAAGATGTGTATTAGCAGTACTAGATTATAAAGCCGTTCCCCTTAGATATAACAAAAAAGCTCGTTATAACGGCAAATATAATCACGGTTCAAATTAATTCAACAAAGGACAAAAATAGAAATGGCAGGCTTAAACGAAACAGCAAAATGGGAAAGAGAAGTCTATCAAATTGAAGAAGACGATCCTGTGCTTGGTGGTGTGGAAGGCGTGACTAACAAGCCCCTTAAGCATCTTGCTAATCGTACTTTATATTTAAAACAAGTCCTTGAAGCTGCAGGACAAAAACTGATGCCTAAAAAACTGACAGCAACAACTCGCAACACTGCTGATAATACAGGGCATACTCACGAGATTGATCTCGCAAGTACCACAACCAAAGGGCTTGTTCAACTCACCAACGACACAGGACTAGACTCTGAAGTATTGGCATTAACCGCAAAAGCAGGTAAATCCATTGCTCAGTCTGTGGCACAGTTGCAACTTAGTACAACCAATGCGCTAAATCAAAAAGTCAATAAAACCGACATCAGTAACGCTGTCAATTCAACATCTCAAACTACGGTAGCTTCTTCACAAGCAGTAAAAACGGCTTATGATTTAGCTAACAGCAAATACACAGCTCAAGATGCCAGCCCAACCCAAAAAGGCTTAGTTCAACTCGCCAATAACCTAACCACCGATGATGACACAAAGGCGTTGACGGCGGCGCAGGGAGTTGTGATTAAAGGAAGATTGGATAAATTCATTATTAACAACAATTGTCAGGACGACGCTGATACATTAGTGGTTGATGGGATTTACTCTTATGGTAGTGGCGATATGTCTAATAAGAATTTGCCTACGAGCCATAACTATTATGTACAGGTGATTTCTGGTGACAGCCCTGGTTGGCACAGACAGGTGGCGATGAGAGCTTATTCTGGGGATAGATATGAGCGTTATAAATTGTCATTTAATGGGAATTGGTCGCCTTGGAAACGTGCTGATATTGGGGGGCTTTTTGGAAGATTCGACTCGCCCAACATCAACTTAAATGATTTTAAGAGCGATGGCGTTTTTAGCATCAGACACGCCATATCTCGTCCTGTCGCGCATAGTGGTATGTTATTTGTTTTGTCAGGCGGTGTTGAGGGTCGCACAGGAACCCTACAACGCTACACACTACATAATAAACAAGAATGTTATGAGCGATGGTTTGATGCTAGTACGAATAGTTGGAGCAATTGGGCAAGGGTCGATGGCGAGGAATGGAGTACGTTGAGAAATAAACCTACGACTGTAGACGGATTTGGTATTACAGACGCGGTTAAGAAGACTGGCGATACGATGACTGGCATACTCAATATCAACCACGCCGCCTCTTATCTAAGAGGTAAAAATAACGATGTGGATGATTGGTTTGTCGGACGAGTTAGGGATAATGACAACGACGTGGCGCTTGTGTCATATCAATACAGTACCGGCGTCCACCTCAAGGCGGACAGAGTTGAGAGCAACAAGCCCATCTATCATGGAGCGAATAAAGTCTTTGACGAGGGCAACCTGCTCCCGGTCAAGCAAATCAACTTGCGGTCTCATATCCCTAATACTCAAATTGAGTACCAAAACGCCACGCCCGCAGAGTTGCCTGTGGGTAGCTATATAGGATTTACAACCAATGCGCAGCTAAGTGGCAATGGCGTATTCAGCGGGTGGGGTTTTGTTAGCAAAACAGATAATACCCAAGCCTTTCGCCAAGCTGTAAACTTTGATAGGCATTTTGCCCAATGGGGCAACAATGCCAGTGGCTGGGGGAGCGTGCATGAGTACTTTATGCTCCGCCCACAATTAGGAGTAAGCAACCTCAATGACGTCACTATGTGTGGCGTGTACTCCCAAGTGGCAAATGTCAACGCTCAGCCTAACCTCAACTACCCTGCACAAGAGGCGGGGACGTTGCTGGTTACGCCATCTGCGTATGGTTATCAGCAAGAGTACACAACTTTTTTCAGCAATAAAAAATTTGTAAGAGGCAGAGATGGCAACGGATGGCTGCCGTGGAAGCAGATTGACGGAGCGGATTGGAGTGAAGTGAGAAATAAGCCAACGACCGCATCAGGTTTAGGTATTAATGATTTTGATAATAGAGTGACAGCGTTATTTACTTATCAAAAAATCGGCAACTTCGAAATCCGCAAATACCCTGATGGGACGATGATTCAAACCTATTTTTATGATGTAAATGATTTGAAAGAGTGGAATGAAAAAACATTCACTTGGGCGGTTGCTTTTGCTGATAAACCTATGGTGATACCTAAAGTGGAGCATACCTATGGTATAAACAGCGATGTTGGTAGTGCTATTATGAGAAAAAGCACCAATGCTGTTTGTTATTATAAATTATATGAACACAACAGTGAGAATCAAGGTGACTGTCGAGTGCAATTTTTAGGTGTTGGTCGCTGGAAATAGGAGAATACAATGGCAATTTTTTATAAAGATGGTTTTTATAACAACGACCACGGCGGTTTTGTACCTGAAGGGGCTTGTGAAATTTCGGAAGAAACCTACCGCTTGTTACTTGAAGGACAAGCTCAAGGTAAGCTAATCGTTGCCGATGATGAAGGGCTTCCGATTTTAGTTGAACCAGCGCCGATGCCTATTGAAGAACAACGTCAACAAGTCCGCAATGCCATCAACGCTCTGCGAGACAAAAAAATCAACGGCGGTGTTTATGTGTCAGCGATTGACAAATGGATTGATACCGATGCCACCGCCGAACGCAATATCTTGTCTGTCAAAGCCACATTTGACTTATTCGGCGACCAAGAAATTCCGTGGACCTTCGCCGATAATTCGGTGGCAATGATTAACAAAGAGAAGCTACTGGTTATTTGGCAAACATTAATGGAAGCCAAGACGGGCAATCACGCTAATGCCTTGAAGCATAAAGCGATGGTGGAGCAAGTAGAAAATCCGTTGGAATATGATTATTCGAGTGGGTGGACGCAGACTTATGAGGAATATCAAAATGCTTAAACAATTTAACCTACAACAACTCAGATTCGACGACCCTGTCATCACTACCGACGAAGAGGGGCAACCTATTATCACCACTCACGGCGAAGGTTGGTATACCCTCACAACACAAGAACAGATTGATGGTATTAATGCGTCAATTGTAGGCAATGGTGAAGTTTGGGAAGAGAATGGTGAAATCCATTACAGTGGCAATCAGCCGACAGTGTGGCATTTCTTTGACCGTGAGCAAAAGCGTTGGCGTTTACCGAATGAGGAAGAACGCCAAGCGGAACGTCAAGCTTATTTAGAAGCACTTCGGGTTGCAAAATTGAATGAAATCAATGAAAAAGCACAGAATTTTGTTTGCCACCACGCCGAACTAAAGAAAACACCTGATTTTGAACGTGCCACTTGGCAAGAACAGGCAAATGAGGCAATTGCGTGGCACGCAGACAATAATACACCAACCCCGACGTTAGATACTATTGCCCAAAATCGCAATGTGCCTGTGGTATTGTTGCGTCAAAAAGCCTATGAGAAAACAATGCAATTCCGCTTCTTAACTAACACTATCGCAGGGCAACGCCAACACTTTGAGGATTTACTCAAGATGGCAAAAACTGCAGAAGAGATTGAGGGGATTGAGGTTGTGTATCAATTACCTACGGAGGTAGATAATGGATAAAATCTACCTTGCTTTATATAAAGGTAATACTAAAAACTGGCGTGAACGGCTTGAAGATTGGTTGATTAGAAAGGCAACCAAAGGGCAATACTCGCATTGTGAGATTGCAATACATAAAAGTCGAATTTTCGACCATTATCACCAAGAAGAATGGTTTGAGTGTTATAGCTCAAGCCTCCGTGATGGTGGTGTGCGTTGCAAAATTATCAACGTATCTGACCGCTCTAAGTGGGATTTGGTTGAGCTACCAAATGTGACAGAGGCTCAAATTAGATTTTACTTTGAAATAACCAAAGGTAAAAAGTATGACCTTTGGGGAGCATTGGGCGTAGTGCTTGGATTTAAGCAACGTGGAGAGCGGTTCTTTTGCTCTGAGTGGTGTTTTAATGCGATTTTTAACAGCGAACAGGGCTGGCGGTTTAGTCCGAATCAGTTGGCTGTGATTTTAAATAAAAAGGAGATGTTACGATAATGGAAAAAGAGCAAAATGAGTGTAAAGGAGCGTACTATATTTAAGCAAGCTCCACTTCCATTCATTGGGCAAAAAAGAATGTTTTTGAAACATTTTAGTCAAATTTTAAATGATAATATCGACGGTAACGGCGAAGGCTGGACGATTGTAGATGTGTTTGGTGGTAGCGGTTTATTATCTCATACCGCCAAACAACTCAAGCCACAAGCAAGGGTAATTTACAACGATTTTGATAATTATGCCGAGCGTTTACAACATATACCCGACATTAATCAACTACGCCAACAATTAGCTGTTGCCCTTGCTGATTGCCCCAAAGATAAGCGGTTAGATAAGACGAAAAAATTGCAACTAATTGAGATTATTGAAGCGTTTAAGGGATATAAAGACCCACATATTCTATGTTCTTGGCTATTGTTTAGCGGTCAGCAAGTGAAGAGCATTGAGGAGTTATATACTCAAGATTTCTGGCATTGCTTACGGCAGAGTGATTATCCAAGTGCAGAGGGTTATCTTGATGGTGTAGAGATTGTTTGCGAGTCGTTTCATCAATTAGTGCCGCGTTTTTCAGGTAAAGAAAAGGTGTTACTTGTGCTTGACCCACCCTATCTTTGCACCAAGCAAGAAAGCTACAAACAGGCAACCTATTTTGATTTAATTGACTTTCTAAGGCTTATCAACTTAACCAAGCCGCCGTATATTTTCTTCAGTTCAACAAAATCGGAGTTTATTCGGTTTATTGAGTATATGCAGGAAGATAAAGTGGATAATTGGCAAGCATTCGATGGAGCAAAGCGGATTGTGGTGAATACATCTACAAATTGTAGAGGAAAATATGAAGATAACTTAGTGTATAAATTCTAAGAATAACGCCCTTTAAAGTTGGTTTAAAGGGCGTTTAAATTTAATCTAATTCAGATAATAAACAATAAAATGGCGGTGCTGATGGGGCAAGGGTTGAAGTAAATTGCACAACGCTATCTTTGCGACCATCTTCAATAAAACGAATATTTAAGAATGCAAGATTATACACAAAGGTTTGTCCCCGTCCGTTTGGTAAGGTGTATTGTGAACCGTCAATGGTAAAACGTTGTTCTTCTCTTACTGCAACTAAGGCTAACTCTAACATCATTTCTTGCTCAGTTCTCATTTTGAAGGTTGTCATTTTAGGCTCTCCTGTTTTGCTTAAGTGATGACAGGATTACTCTGTTAGCCCTGCATAGCAAGTTTAGTTTGAGTGAAAATAACTAAGTGCGGTGTATTTAGGCTGGGGAGGTGTAGGCGGCTAGAGTGGGGTAATGTTATAAAGATATTTACACTTTATTTTGCATAGCAATATGATTTTTATACTATGCAAAATATTTTGTAAAGTTATGCAGAAAATTTTGCGAGTTTATATATCCGGCTGATATTCGTAAAGCGATTTATACCATGAATGCCGTGGAATCGCTTAATAGCGTGATTCGTCGCGTGATTAAAAAACGAAATGTATTCCCGACGGATGATTCAGTTTTCAAAGTGATTTGGCTTGCGATTAAAGATGCATCAAAAAAATGGACAATGCCGATTCAGAACTGGAAACTGGCGATGAATCGATTTATGATTGATTTTGGTGATCGCCTAGACGATCACCGTTAAGTTGAAATGGGTGTTTACACAGAATTTGGGATAGGGTCCCTTTAATTTATACTGGGATTTTGAGTTTAAAACAACAAGTTGATTGTTTTCAAAGTTCAAATTATCTCTGGCAGAAATAATAGGAATTTCATTTGAAGGAACTTTTTTCTTTTTCTAATAAATTAAAATCAACAATGATATTACTATCAGAAATATTGATTTGATAACCTTTTAAAATATTCCCTAAATAGAGATGAACAGAAGAATTTTCAATATTAAATTCATCGGAAAATAAAGCGTAACTGTTTTCTTTTTGAGTATAATAAGAGAAAACATAAAAATCGCTATTGAACAT